TTTATTAGTCGCAACTTTGGTGGCATTGGAGAAATCCTTGAAAAGCTTCGCGTGGATATTATTGGCGCCAGCAAAATTCCTCATACTGTTCTATTTGGTGAAAGTCCTGGCGGCCTGGGCTCCACTGGTCGCAGCGAAGAGCGTGATTTTGCAAAAACCTTGGCGGATTATCAAGGCACGCATTTCAAGCGCCCTGTAAAGAAGCTGATGGAATACATCATGCTGAGCAAGGACGGTCCGACAAAAGGCGAGCTTCCTGAATCGTGGCGCATCTCCTTCAATCCATTGTTCGAGCTGAATGAGCGCGAAATGGCTGACGTAAGGGCTCGCGTGGCGGCTGTAGATGGCCGTTACATTCAACTTGGCGTACTGAGTCCCAAGGAGGTGGCGGACGCCCGTTATGGCGGTTCTGAGTGGAGCATGGAGCTTACTCTGGATCCTTCTGTCGTTCGCCAGCTTCCCACTCAAGGTGGGGGTGGCTCCACTCAATCTGGGGGTGGAGAACTGGCTGTTCCTCCTGGTGGCCGTGATCCATTAAATGAAGAAAACGGCACGCTTCCTATGGATGGAAGTCGGGAAGTAGAAGACAGCCAGGAAGATTCAGCAGCGGGGCTTTTCTTGCCTCGCGATCTTGAAGAAATTCGTGGCGACGTGAAGTTTACGGATGAAGAGCTTCATTCCCGTGCTGTGAGTGCTGCGAAGGCTAAGTTCAAAGTATGGCCTTCTGCCTACGCAAGTGGCTATGTAGTGCAACAGTACAAGCAGATGTACAAGAAAAAGCATGGCTCTCTAAGCGGCGCCTTCAAAAGCGATGAAGGCGATTTACATGCAGATGACCTTGACAAATGGTTCAAGGAAAAATGGGTGAGAATCGGAGCCAACGGTGAAATCCTTGGTCCTTGCGGCGCTCGTGAAGAAAAGGAAGGCAAGCCAAAGTGTCTTCCACAGGCAAAAGCTCAGGCCATGAGCAAAGAAGAGCGTCAAACCATCGTGCGTCGCAAACGTGCCGCCGATCCTGACCCAGAGCGTAAGGGGCCTGCAAAAATGGTCAGCAGTAAAACAGACGCAATTGAACCATTAAAAACAAGCGGTCTCATTCTTGCTGATATTGATGAGGCTTCTCTTATTGATGAAGAGGATATTTCCGCCGCATTGAATCAATGGAAGGAAGAAGCGCCTGAGCGCTTCAAAGATATCCTGGAGGCAGAGGATGTCCAGCCTCAATGATCTCTCCCAATTTTCTGAAGCCATTGTTCGTTTTGATGAATCATCCTGGCGCTACGACCCTATCAGTGGCAGGTATCGCGGCGCTGACGGACGTTTTCTCAGCGCTCGCGCAGTGGAAGCATTGGTGGATGGTCGAATTAATAAGCTTGGCGCTGAGCTACGGCGTTTTACACGTATGCTTAGCGCTGGTGATATTACGTTGGATCAATGGCAAGGAAGCGTAAGAGAGGCTCTTAAACTTGTTCACTTACAGGCGGCGATCATTGGCAATGGCGGACGCGAAACGATGGGGGCTGCTGACTGGGGGCGCATCGGGCAGCGTCTCCGTGTGGAATATGCTTTCTTACAGAGCTTTGCTCGTGATCTTTTGGATGGCCGCGTTTCTAGTGCCATGGCTCTTGCTCGTATCGGGCTGTATGCTCAGAGCGTGCGAGGTAGTTTTTGGGAAGGCGCCAGTATTCGTCAAGAAAAACAAGGCTATTCCTTGATGCGACGCATCCTTGATTCACAAGCGAAACACTGTCAAGATTGCCTCGACTATGCTACTCGCGGCATGGTTCCTATTGGCAGCGTGCCGCTTCCTGGGCAGCGTTGTGCATGTAGGGCTAATTGTCGATGTAGCGTCAAATATTTCCGCCAACAAGCGCCAAGTGTGCAAGTGTAATTTTGGCTTGTAGTATTGGGCAAGCTTATTTTGTCCTATGGCAAAAATTCTTTATTGTGGCGACGTTGGCGTGCAAACGGGATTTGGACGCGTAGCCGAATATCTCATCCCTGCATTGGCAAAAGAGCATGAAGTTCATGCTTTGGCGGTAAATTGGCATGGAGATCCCAATGAAATGCAGGGGCATTGCCAAATGTATCCCGCCATGGTCCATGGTTCCGATCCGTTTGGTTCTCATCGTATTGCCGATCTCATCAATCGCATTAAGCCTGATTTGGTATGGGTGACGAATGATATTTGGATTGCGTTAAATCTGTGGAATCAAGCGAAAAGCTTCAAGGAGCAAGTTGGATTTAAATGGTTTGTTTACACTCCCATTGATTCTTACGGCCTTTTCCCCGAGCTGGCCGCTCCAATGATGGAATGGGACGGCTTGGCCACTTACACGCAATTCGCGGAAAAGGAGCTGCGACTAATGGGCTACACCAAGCCCATTGATATTATTGGTCATGGTACAGACTTTGAAAAATTCTTCCCGCTTGATAAACAGGCATGCCGAAAAGAGCTTGGTGTTCCTGAAGATGCATTCATTGTTTTCAATGGCAACAGGAACCAGCCGCGTAAGCGTATTGATTTGACGCTTAAAGCCTTTATCAAATTTGCCAAAGACAAAGACGATGCTCGCCTTTGGTTAAACATGGGCAGCAAGGATTTGGGGTGGGAGATCATTCCCTTGTTCAAGCGAATTGCACGTGACGAAGGCTTTGATCCTACTGGCAAACTAATCCTTACTAGTCCGCATTTTTCCACTGACAATTGCCTTCCCATTGAGCAACTGAACAAGGTTTATAACGCTGCAGACATTGGCATTAACACTTGCATTGGTGAGGGCTGGGGCCTTGTTAATAGCGAGCACGGCTCTGTTGGCGTGGCGCAAGTGGTGCCAGACCATACAAGCCTGAAAGAAATCTTTGATGAAGTGCCGCGTATTGAATGCAACGCCTCGGAAACCGACAGGAACTATGGCCTTGAGCGCTTCCTTCCCGATCCCGACAGTGCCGCTGAAATTCTTACGTATTATTACGAAAATCGTGATGCGCTGAGGAAAGATGGGCAATGGTGCGCAAGGCGTTTGCGGGAGGAGCCTTTCACTTGGCCCTATATTCAACAGCAGCTTCTCGATGCAGTGGAGCGCACTCTCAATACAAAAGCTCCTGAGCCTGAATTTAAGGGCTTTGGCACTCCAGTAAAGATTGGTTGATCATCATGCAAATTTCACAAATCTTTCTCTCCACCAATCCATCGGAAGAACTAAGCCCCTTCCTAAAGCACGCCACTGGCACTATTGACGCATGTTTTCCTGAAGCAAAGCATGTTATTTACAGCGCAGATTCGCTTCGCGCTTTCATTGCTGACAACTATGAAGAGCATGTGCTGTGGGCCTATGATACTTTGAAGCCATTTTCTTATAAGGCAGATCTTGGCCGATTCTGCTTGCTCAATAAGCTTGGCGGCTGGTATTTTGATATTGGCGTAAGAGCTTTCAATGCAGTGGAACTGGGCGACCGCGTGAAATTCTTGGCTTTTCGCGATATTCAACGCTTTAGTTTTACGAGCTGGGCTTGCGCTACGACTGTGCTTTATTCTCAACCAGATAATCCCGCGCTGCAAACTGCGATTGAAATGATTGTTGCTAATTGCGTCGAAAAGTATTATGGCATCACTCCATTGTGTCCCACTGGTCCAACATTACTTGGGAAAGCATTGGCTGTTAATGGCAGTCAAGAAGATTTCGTTTATGGAGATTATCTTGAGCTAACGCCTACGCATGGTCAAAAGAACAGGGCATTTGTCCTTCCAGACGGCACCATCATGGCATGGAGCAAGCCTGCGGGCGGCGGGGATTTAACTGGACTTGGCGCTAAGGGCGTGAATAATTACAACGAACTATGGCAAGCACGTGAGGTGTATGCACTATGAAATACTACAGTCAAATTGGACAAGATCGTTTCTTTATTGAAAACATTATTAAGGGAGCAAAGAATGGCCAATTTTTGGATGTAGGGGCTCATGATGGCATCGCTACATCTAATACCTACGCACTGGAAAGTCAGCTTGACTGGGGCGGTGTTTGCATTGAAGCCAATCCAATTCTTGCGAAACAATGCGAACTCAATAGGCCCAAGTCTTGTGTGATTAAAGCAGCCGTGTGGAGCGAAGAAAAACAAGTGGATTTTGAATTGCCACATTCTGGTAATGATTTCCTTTCTCGCATTGGAGGCATTTCTCATAATCAAAATTACTTCGCTTTTGATTTCAGCAAGGTAGAAGTTGTTTCAATGACCGCTCAACCATTAAGCAAGTTGCTAGGAGGCGAAAATTTGCATTTTAATTATTTCAGTTTGGATGTAGAGGGCGCAGAGCTTGAGGCTTTAAAAGGTATCGCGTGGGAAAGGACTAGCTTTGACTATATCGCCCTTGAATTTGGTCACAGGAACGATTTTTTGAAGGAAATTACTGAGTATCTTGCATCTAAAAAATATACACTCTTACGCATTAATGATTTTGATGCCGACTTTATTCCGGAAAAGCAATGACTACTAGTTGGGACTGTTTTGACACCCTTGTTACGAGGCGAAAGTTTAACCCACTGTCGGTGTTTGATGCAATGGGGGAAGGGCTTGGTTTGCAAGGTTTTACGCATAGACGTAAAGCGGCTGAAAGCAGATGTCCCTGGACATTGCAAACTATTTACGATGAGCTTTCAAAGGATTATGGATGGAATGAAAATGAGAAGCAGTATTATATGCAAGCAGAGATCAATGCAGAGTTAGAGCATTGCTGTCCCATTGTTGAAAATATTAATAAGGTGGAAAATGGAGATCTAATTGTTAGCGATATGTATCTGCCCAAAGAGGCAATTGATGCAATTCTGCGAAAGAACGGCTTAACAAAGGATGTCCAAATTTTTGTTTCTACCGGAGGAAAAAGCTCAGGAAGTATTTGGGCAAGTCTTCCCAAGATTGATTTACACATTGGGGATAATTATCACTCCGACGTAGCAAGTGCGAACAGAGCTGGCATTGAAGCAAAGCATTACACGCGCGTGCATTTCTCGTCGTGGGAAGAAAGCGTTGGTGGAGACCTGGCAATGCTCATGCGAGTGGTGCGCCTTGCGGCTCCATATGAAGATGGCGATTTATTAAAAGCTATGTGGATTGAGCAAGCTGTTTTAAATATTCCAGCGCTAATTTTAGCGGCATTGGAAATCCCCTCAGAAAATGTAGCTTTTGTTTATCGAGATTGCTTGCATTTGCAGCGCATTCACG